TAGTGAATGTTGACCACGGTAAGTTAATGCCGGGGTTGGCGTTGACTACACCTGAGGGTACAGAAGGCGACACTAGGTTGGACGTACCACCAGTATTAGAGTTATCACTCGCTATTGCTATGAGAATGGTGGCGTTCGCAGGCACCGACGCGGTAGTGGTGGCTGTGATAGAGGTACCAGAAGTAGTGCTAGATGCAGACCCTACTAAAGTTGCTGAAAGAGCCAAGGAGCCACCTCCTCCCTAAAAGAGAGGGGCGATTAAGCGTTGGCTTCAGTAATCGTAAACGAAGTGATCTGCACCGGCTGACCAGAAGCAATTGTTACTGAGGGCATGTTGAGGTCTTGACCGCTGGTGCCGATGGTGCCATCAAGCAGAGTGGCGCTAGTGTTGCCGTTGATCAGTCGGAACCAGCCAGCGTTACCGCCAGCGACCGCGGTACCACTAGCAACCACACCACTGGTGCTAGAAAGGGTCAGCACAGCACCAGAGGCGGAGGCTGCAAAACCTGACTGGCAGGTAAGTTCGACCAGAAGCGTTTCGGTTGTTATCGCAGTACTAGCACCGGTTGAAGGTTTTGAACCTGTGTAGACACGAATCTTCGCGGCGGTAGCCCCACCAGAAGTAGCGGCTGTCGTAATAGCGTCCAGACGCGAGTTACGAAGAGAAGCGAGCATTGAAAGGGTCATATCAAACCTCCGGTTGGATGTGCGAAATACGAATATCGTCTACGAACCACTCAATTATACTTGACATTGATGGTCCCCAGTACTCTTGCGGAAAGTGGGTAGCGCCTAGGTACTCGTCACTTGAGTCTTCCCAGACAGTAACACCATCTTTATCAACACGATAAGTAAACATAGTCAACTCGCTCTGTAGATGTCGTTAAGGGCGTAGGTCAACGACCCGCCGTTGGTTGTAATGGGAGAGGTAAACCAGTCGATTGACAACAGCGGATAATCCGCGTCAGTTGTACCCGTAGATGTCGTATAGAAGAATACACCATAGAGGTTGTTGTTGACTATACCACCAGCGGTGGCTATCGTCCAAGAAGTAGAGCACGAGAAGTTAATACGGTTGTTGGTGTCATCCTCAGTAGCACTGGTTCGGGTGAGTGTGAACCGAGTACCAGTCGGATAGTTGGTGAAGTTCGCCTCTTGCGCCAGACCCGTACCAGTGGTCAGCAGTTGGCCCAAGAAGTTGAGTTGGGCGACTTCTGCTGCCGTGTCATAGGCGGCGTTCTGGGCCGCTTGGATGTAACCGCATTTGATAGCGCCAGCGGCAGCAGTGTCCCATTCACCCTTGGTGAGGAGGTACTTGCCCCTGTTTGTTAGAAAGTGGCCGGTTGCCATTCAATCGTCCTTTCCTTGCATCTGTGTACTCAACTATACCAGTAATGGTATAGTTGAAGTTTGGAGGAGTCATCCATGTACATGCTTGGTTACGCAGGACAGACCGTCACACGGACTCAACTTATGGCGCACCCCATGTGGGTTCGCATCGAACCTGAGTTCCGTCGTCGCCTTCTGGCCCTTATGGATTTGTGCATAGCAGCAGGTAAGCCCATTGGTGTGGGCGGCAGTTGGCGTTCCGCTGATACCCAACGCAACCTGTTCTTGTCGCGTTACGTCGTAGAAGACGACGCCGACTTCACTGGTGACGTTTTCTGGGAGGGCAAGTTCTGGGAGCGCAAACCCGGTGTAGCCCCAGCCGCCCCTCCCGGTCTCTCGTACCATGAACCCTGCACCCCAGAGGGGTACTGCCTCGCCGTGGACATGGTTGGCGATGTCAAGTTCGCAGCCACGCTGGCATCAAAGTGCGGTCTGAAGGAGTTCGGCAACGTAAGTGGTGAGATATGGCATTACCAGCCGTATGAACTCCCTAACAGTCGGCGCACCTTCACCGCGAGCATGGTTCCACTAAAAGTGTTTGCAGGTCCAACGCCAGTTCCCCCACCTCCACCCCCAAAACCCATCGTGGTGGTTCCCGCCCCAACCCTCCGGTTGGTCACCCCCATCAACATGACTGGTCTTGAAGTCTCCAAGTTGCAGCAGATCATGGCATTCTGGGGCTGGTACACAGGTAAGGCCGATGGCTGGTTTGGCCCCGTAACCCACGCCGCTGTGAAAGCGATGCAAAAGGCCCTCGGCATAACTCAGGACGGTGTGTACGGCCCTGTGACTGCTGCAAAGTACAAGGCTTTTGCAGAGTTCATGGCGTCAGTCCCTAACTGAGGAGTAACACATGGCAGTACAGATTCAATTCCGCAGGGGCGCTTCAGCCGCTTGGGCCTCAGCCAACCCGGTACTGGCTGACGGCGAACTTGGTCTTGACACCACCAGTTACACCTACAAGATCGGTAACGGCGCTTCTACATGGACCCAGTTGCCTTACCAATCCCTCCCCGCGTCAACCCTTAGTTCTGCCGTGTACACCGCAAAGGGAACCATCGCGGCGGCTAGCGCAGCAAACTCACCTGTCGCTGTTACCGTTGGTGCAAACAACACCCTTCTGGTCGCTGACAGCGCACAGACTGCGGGTGTGAAGTGGGCAAGCACCCTGTCAGGGCTAACCCTTACTTCTCCGACTATCAACACCCCGACGATAACGGCCCCCAACATCACGGGTGCCGCGTCAATAGGCTCTGGTGCAACACTCACCTCTCCTACGGTGAACACGCCAACAGTAACCACCCCTACTGTTACCAACGGCACCGCAACTAACCTCACCCTGTTTAGCCCTAAGGAAGGGTGGACTACCTCAGCGTCTGCCATCCCAGTCACCGCGACTATCGACGTGATGACCGCTACCAACGTGTACTACACAGGCAGCGCCAGCGCCAACTGGACTTTCAACTTCCGAGGTAATGGTTCAACAGCGGCCAGCGCTTATCTAGGGGTTGGGCAGTCAACAACTGTTGGCGTACTGGTTACGAACGGCGCGTCTGCCTACTACCCAACAGCCTTCCAGATCGACGGTGCCGCTGTTACCCCCAAGTGGCAAAACGGTGTAGCCCCAACGGCTGGTAACGCCAACTCGGTGGATGCTTACCTGTTCACCATCGTGAAGACTGCCGCTACCCCTACCCCTACCTACACCGTATTCGCCTCACAGACCAAGTTTGCCTAATGACTCTAGGTTCAACCTTTGGAACTCGGGGCTTGGGGTACTTGTCCTACTCCGTGGTCGGGGCAGTGACCGGCGCTTCCATCTCGTCGTTCTACTTCGGTGGGCAGCAGGTTCTGCTGTCGTGGACACTTCCAACGGTTTCCACCACTCTTACCGCTATTGAAGTGGATTGGAGTATCAACGGTACTTACCAAGCCACCGAGAGTTACGACCCTGCGACTACCTCTATCACCAAAGCCATCACGGGTGGTCAACAGGTGGGGGCAAGAATCCGGTGCAAGGGAACAAGCGGTGGTTACAGCAGTTACACCGTAGTGTCCGCTATCACAACGCCTCCGGAAAGGCCCACCAACTTCACCGTTGTGTACGGTGGTTCAACGGGCACAGCCCTCCTCTCTTGGACAAACGCGGCCACCTCTACAAGTACCGTCATAACCCGCACTATCGGAGCGTCAGTAACCACCATAAGTGTGGGGTCTGCCTCCGCGAGTTATACGGATAGCCCCGGAGTGGGCGGGATACAGGTGTACTACACCCTCACGGCAGTCAACGGTGGTGGTTCGGCTCCCGCTACCTTCCCTGCGGTTGGTTATGTTACCGATCCAAACCCTCCCACTATCGGAAGTTTCACCGCCAGCAACCCCGGTATCTTGGCGTTGGTCTCTACCGCTCCTGCGCAGACGAACATCGCCAGTTACCAAATGAGTCTGGAGGTGTACAGCAGTGGAACTTGGACGACATCAGCGTCTGTCACAGGGGTGCTGTCCCCCAGTTACACATGGGGCACCAACACAGCAACACATGGTTCTATCTATCGCGCCAAAGTTCGGTCTGTGGACACCAACGCTCTGGTCTCTACGTGGGCTACGTCGGCCTCGGTGGCTGCTATCAATGACACGGTGCCCCCGGTCGTGGCTGCGCCCACCATCTCAGCGTGGGACCCCGGTTTTTCTGGGTTCACTGTTACCCGGTCAGCAACTACCGACGCGCTTTCTTCGTTGGCATCAGTGGCGCTTGAGGTCAGTTACGACGGCGGCGCATCCATTTACGAAACAGTCTCCGTGACTGGGGCGAGTGGTACCACTAACCACGTGATAGCCACCGCCAAACGTGGTCTTGATGTGTCGTATCGGATCAAGGCAACCGACTCTCTAGGGAACGCCGCAGCCAGCAGTTGGGCCACCAAGACAACGAAGCCTCTTGGAACATTTGGAATTGGTGCTTTCCAAACATCAACGTGGGAAACGGCAGGTACGCCCTCTTGGCGTACTGACACAGACGATGTTGTCAGCGGCCGGTTGGATGCCA